TAAAACTGTTTGCAGAGGTCGCTGGCATCAGTTTAAGTACGCTAACAGACACTTTTCAGAAAGAAACCTATCCAATTACCGAATATGTGCAGATTCGCGTCTCAAAAGCCTATATTTCTTGGTTAAAAGGCGAAATAGCGGTTATGCAGAACTGGGACAACACAAGATTCACCGAATACCGCAAAGTTGCCAAACCACGCTTGGCCAGAGGGTATGGATTGCAAGTCGTAGATGGCGAGATCAAAATGAAGCTAGGAATTGTAAACAAGGCAGACTACAACCATAGTCTTGCCGATCAACTTGATAGGGGATAAATAATGGCTCGGATACTTAGAGATTACAAATGTCAGGAACACGGCTTCTTTGAAGGCTTTGAACCGACTTGTCCACAGGGGTGTACTGATGAATTGGTTCTACAAGTCTTTCTTAAAAGCCCTGGCTTTGTTTCAGACAAGTCCAAAGCAGCCGATTCACACTTGCGAAATCTTGCGAGCGAATTCGGAATGTCTGACATCAAGTCCACCCGTGAGGGCGAGAACCAAAGCGGATACCTCAAGCGCAACAACAAGTTCAGCGAGAAAGAATACGCAGAGGCCGAAAAGTACGCCACCCCTAAAAAGCGTGGCCGCCCCCGTAAAGACTCCCAAGTCCAATCTGCACCGCCGCCGCAGCAGCAAGAAGCCCGTGCCGGTGATTCAGCAATTTGGGGTGGTGAATTCCAAGGCATGAACATGGCCTCTGTCTTGGCTGGCCGCTTTGCCCAACCCGTCAAAGGTGAGCAAGTGGGCTTGACACCACAAGCAGCAGGAATACAATCTGGTCAAAGGGTTGATCCCCGTGCAACAATGCAAGATCCACAAAACCTTAAGATCAAAACATAATGCGTATCCCACCAAACAATGATGAGCGCGAGAGTTTCTATCTTGACCTGATGGAAAAGTGCATGGTGTCGCGTGAAGAACGCGCAGCCGATTACGGAACGCTCCGGTCTTATTATTTGTTTGGTGCTGGACCTGAAGAACCTCCTGCGTACTTCAACAAGATTCATCCGCACTTAGATCAACTGACATCGTTTTTGTATTCAGCAGAAAGCACTCGGTTCTCAGTTAACGTAGGTGCCTCGGTGCTTGATGACGAACATCGCAAAGTGCCAAAGCTCACAATGGCTCTCAACGATGAGTGGCTGAACTCTAATGCCGACCAAGTCTTTTCAACAGCATTAACTTGGGCATTGGTCTACAACACCACTTTTGTAAAACTCATTTACAACCAAGGGATTCATCCCTACATGATTGAGCCAGGTGCAATGGGTGTGTTGCGTGAAGACACGCCTTACGTTGATCGCCAAGAGGCCATGTGCCAACGGTACTACATCACTCGCTCTGAACTGTTTGCTCGACTGTACTCACATCCCAAGCGCGAAAAGATTGTGGATCGCGTAACAGGCAATGTGAAGAACACTAGTAACGATGGGGCAGATGGAGGTGACGGCGTAGCCCGTATTGTTTTGTCTGCTACAAACCCAACCATCTACGGACAAGTTGATATGAACTTGTACGGTATGAATAAATACCGTGCGCGACTTGCTGAAGAAACAATTGAGATGAATGAGTTATGGGTTTGGAACGATGAAACAATGGACTACCAAGTGGTCACAATTGCATCACCTAACGTCATTATCTATGACCGCCCAGGCTCTTCCCTCTTCCTTAAAGGCGAATGTCCTTTCGTCCAAATCTGCCCAAACCCCCAATATGATTATTTCTGGGGACAGTCAGAAGCGCAAAAGCTATTGCTCTTGCAAGCCTTGCGAAACAATCGCATGACTGAGATTCTTGACCTGTTGTCTAAACAAGTCTCGCCTCCAACTTCTTTGACCGGCTTTACTGGCATCCTAGACGAAAAGAACTTTGCACTTAATCGCGCCGGCGGTTTGCTTGCAAGTGATATGCCCAACGCAAAAGCAGAGCGCATGGGGCCAGAGATGCCAAGCAATCTTTGGGAAGTCACGCATGAAATCGACACAATGTTTTCTGAAGTGTCGGGAATTAGCAACGTTCTCTCAGGCCGCGGCGAATCAGGTGTTCGCTCACAAGGCCACGCAAGTCAGCTTGCCCGTCTAGGTTCAAGTCGCGCTAAGAAACGTGCCTTAATTGTTGAAGACAGTTTAGAAAAAGTCGCAACGCTTTATCTTAAATTGATGCAAGTCTACGATCCTACACACTTTAAAGATACTGAAGGTGTGCCGTTTATTGCAGAACAATTTACAAATGATTTTGTAGTTAAAGTAGATGCTCATTCCAACTCACCAATCTTTACAGAAGATACTAAAGAATTGGCGTTTAGTTTGTTTAAAGCTCAAGCTATTGACAAAGAATCCTTACTTGATATGCTAGAGCCTCCAATGAAACAATTGTTGAAAGACAAATTGAAACAGCGCATGGAGAAGGAAGCCTCACAGCCCAAACCTGAACCAGACGCTAAAAAGGAATAATAATGGCCGCAAATGTACAACCCAAGGCAGATCAGCCGCGAGTGACTACAGAGTCATTAAAACGTGGTGAACAAAGTCCAAATATACAGTATCGTGTATCAACTAAGAGTTATGACCGTAATACGCCAGGTCGCACGTCAGGCAGGGCGGTACGCGGTTAATGAAGGATACCTGTTCAGGGTATAAAAGGGGTTGGCTGCCTTCCCTTAAATTTGGTGGCCGTCATTCTTTAAGGAGTGCACTATGCGTAAATCGCGTAAAGGCCGTAAATCACGCAAGTAATTTTAGGGGTTAAACCCTAAGATTATCGTGTAGCCGATAAGTCCTGCCGAGGGTCGGGAACCAAAAAAATTACTCCTCCTCTTGACAAATGCGTACAGAGGATTATTCTGTCGAAAATTACTTAGGAATTTGACATGGCTGTCCCACCAGATCAGTTGATGGCACTAATGAAAAGTCAGAAGGATTCTGCTACACCAGGCGGCGTACCTCCTGCTCTAGACGGCCCAGCAGGAATGTCAGAACCATCTGCCCCTCCTATGGCAGCACCCATGTCAACGCCTGAACCCAAGATGGGTAACCGCGAGGCGGCATTAATTAATGTGGGTATGGCAATGGATTTGCTTGAGCAAAGTCTGCCGGCTCTAGGTAGTGAATCGCCTGAAGGACAAAAAGTTCTTGCAGCCATTCGCACAGCATCTAGCATTCTTGGTACGCGCAAAGCAAAAACCAACGAATTGCAACAGTCAGAAATTTTACAATTGTTGCAATCATTGCCACAGGCCGGTGGTGCTTCACCCGAAGCCAAAGCAATGTCAGCGGCTCCTCCAATACCAGGCATGACACCTCCAGGTGCGCCGCCGGCTCCTCCTCCAGGCGCGGGTGGCGGTATGCCTCCTCCTCCAGGCGGTATGCCACCAGGTATGCCACCACCACCAGGCGGCGGTATGCCGCCACCAATGTAAAGGAATCAAAATGGATTTATTTAAGCCACGCGGCGCATCAAGCCCACGCAACCCAACCGATAACAACCAGAAAAACGGGCAAATTGTTAACACGCCCCGTTATTCGCAATTCGGTGGTCTGACCTCTGCTCCTAAAGCAGGGTACAAAAACATGATGAACTTGTCTCGCCCAGGCGATACCAAGAAAGTCATCTAAGTAACTAGGGGATAAACATGAGCTTAGAAGACGTATCAATTGAACAGCGTGATGAGTTAGCGAGTCTAGCCAAGCGTCTTGCGGATAACCCTGCTACGCGCAAAGAATTTTTGCGTATGACGCAGCGCATCAACCCTGACATGGTGATCCCAGAGTTACAACTTGAGGATTACACAGAGAACAAGGTTAACGCTGCCGAACAGCGGGTCATGCAATTGGAAAACAAGCTGCATGAAAAAGAAATTCGTGAGCAACTTGATCGTAAACGCCGTTCTTTGAGAGAAAGCGGCATTGCTCAATCAGACGAAGATGTTCAAGCAATTGAGAAAATCATGCTTGAGCAAGGCATTACAAGCCACGACACGGCTGCACAGCATTGGGAATGGATGAAGCAAGCAGCAACGCCTACTCCATCAGGTTACAACCCCAACATTATTAACAAGTTTGACTTGTCAAAGTATTGGAAAAACCCCCAAGGTGCTGCG